AGTATAAAACTCTCTAATTTTGCAGAATGTTTGCCTACGTTTTCTTTGTAGGATATTTTTTCTTGAGCAAGTGCTTTTCTGTCTTCGACAAATTTGCTGATTTCTTCTGATAACTTGTCAGTCATCATTTTATCGATTGCTTCGACCATGTTTGATTTGTCATGCTCGTATCTTTTAGCAAATTCTTCTCTTAACTCAGCACCTACAGTTTCTCTGTTTTCTTTAACTTTTAGATCCCAAGCCTCTTGGATACTTTTTTGAGTATCTTCTGATATTGCTCCGGATTCTACTAGTTTTGATATTGCGTCTATCATTATTTTAGGTCCTTTATTATGTTAGTTAAAGCATCGTTTAGATACTTTTGTGCTCGTTTGTCGTTTCTCACTTCTTCCGCCAGACCTTTCGCTTTCATACCACCTTTTGTGTTTAACAAATGTTCGTATATTGGCGTTGGGTAAGCACCTGGGGCCGAAGGTTGGGCCACAACATCAACGGTAATGATTTCAAAGTCTCGCACTTCGCCGCTTCCATACTCGGATATATTTCCGCTACCTCTGGAACTCACGCCTAGTTTGACACCTGACTCCAACATCGTTTTGACAAGTTGACCCATTGGTGTCGGTAAAATTTTCATTTTACCATATCCATTTGGTCCGTCCATCCACATCTCAGTAATCATGTGTGAAACACGGTCCAAATTAATTTTTAAATCGTCCGGATGATCTACTTCTCCTAGGACTGAGTACCCTGAAGAGATTTGATCGTTCAGTGTTTTAACTGCTTTGCCAATTTCATTTACTGGGTAAATTCTTTGGTTAGCATTTTTAATACCACCTTGGATGCAAATCCCTTTCATGTACAAGTCTTTGCCATTTTCACCTTCGTGAAGAATGGACATCCTAGCCTGATCGTACGTTAAGTGTTCTCGTAGATGTATAGACATCAGTTGACTCCTTTATCCAGTACTACTTTTTAGCAGGTACTACTGGTGATTTTTTAGCAGAAGCGTCAGCGCCATCTTTGTGGTCTGCTTTAACTTCTTTCATCTTAGGTTCTGTGTTAGCATCAGTCATCTTTCCAGATGTTGGTGCCGCTCTTCCTGATTCTTCCGCTCCACCAATTTTGTGTGCTGAAGCGCCAGTTGGTGCTTTTGCATTTGAAGCCACAGGAGATGATTTGCTATCTGCATGGTCGGCATTGTCCGCTTTAGCCATGTTTTTGTATTCTTTTACAGTTTCTTTGGCTTCTGCTTCTTTGCTTTCCATTCCTACTTCAGGAGTAACTTCTGGTGCAACTTCAACAGTTTCTTCTGCGTCGTCATCGCCCATTTTGTCACCCATCATTTTTTCAAATTCTGCTTTAAGATCTTCTAAAGCGTCTTCTAAATCTGAAACTCTTTCTTCAGTGTCGCCTTCTGGCTCAGCATCCATATCAGCACCCATATCGTCTGCTGATGCTTCTGCATCACCTTCTTCGTCTGAAGCAACGTCTTTGATTAAATCATCAGTAGCGTCGCCACCAACTTCTTCAATAGACTCTTCTTCAGTAGTTGTTGCTTCATCAGTTTTTTCTTCTGATGCTTCATCAACTGCTTCTTCTGAAGTTTCTTTTACTTCTTCATCTTTAGATTCTTCTTTTGCAGTTTCTTCTACTTTTTCATCTGCTTTTTCTTCAGATGCTTCAGTTTCTGCTACTGCTTCTTCTTTAGTTTCTTCTGTAGTCTCTTCAACAGACTCTTCTTTAGTTTCTGTAGATGCTAGGTTCTCATAAATGTCTCTAGACTTCTCTACAACTATTTCGTGAAACATTTGTTCCGCTTTATCATTTTCTTCGTTGATAAGCAGTTCAAGTAATGCTTCGAACTTATTGCTTGGTTGTGTCATATGACTCGTGCTCCTTTTTTTAATATCGGCATTAAACTTAATTAAGTAATACATATTTAACAGACCAGCCGTAATTAGGGCGTTCTTTATGACAAAAATGGCGGATTTTGACAGTTTTTGACTAAAACCGTAGTTGTAAATTATGTATCTTAAGAAATTCTTCAATATCTACGTGCTTTAAGTTTTTATTCCACTCCAAATCGTTCGGACGGAACCATCCTCGAGGAGTAACTCTAATGAAAGTAGTCTGCGGATAGTCTTTTAAGACTCGTTTGGTTTGATTCATCCAATTTCCGTAGAACGTTGCTTCTTCTGTAGATTTTTTATAATTTCTTGTGTCTTTGAATAGGTTGTTGAACTTTTTGTGTTGCTTGTTGTCGTGTCCTTTGTAGTCAAAACCTAGTATGTAGATGGTTTTTGGCTTGTGATCTGCCGCATACTTCAGTGCAGTAGGTCCAGATGACCAACCCAACGATGGTTGAAAGAACTGTACTTTGTCTAAAATTTTAGGGTGTTTTTGATACATGGCATTGTAGTTCGACCATACTACATTATTGTTTAGATATTCGCCTTCGGCAATTTCTAACAACATTTTTGGATCAACTGCAACTAAAACATCAGGAGTATCAGAACGATATACTCCGTTACAGGCAAACACTTTGCCTATTTTCTTTAGATCTTCGATCTGGATGCCTTTTCGAGACTCTCCATTACCTAGTACAAATGCAACTTCCATTACACTTATAATGTATCTTCTGTTGGTGGTGCTCCGTACATCTTCTGGACAAATATTGCTTCTTCGTGTTGTTGAGCATCATGCTCTTCTGCAGATAATCTAATGCCTCTGATGTCTTTAAGTGATAATCTTGTTTTTCTAGTGTCTTCTTTATCTAAAATAGAAATATCTTGCTCAGGATCATAATTTTTATCCTGTTCAAAGCCGTCTTCGCCGTATCTAAAGAATTCAAATAGTTTCATTTTGTATATTTAACCTTATAATGTATTAGTTCCACCTGGAGTTGGAGGTGTTCCGCCTGGTGTTCCGCCACCTGTTCCACCTGTGCCTGGTGTTGTTCCTTCTGGTGGTGGTGCTCCTTCTGGTGCTTCTGGTTCATCGAACTGATCTAGATCTGAACTGATACCTGCTTGTGATACACCGCCTGTTCTAAGTTGTGTTGATTTAGTTTGAGATTTTTGTGATACAGCATTTTCTTCTGCCCAAAGATCAGCATTTCTTGCCATTTCTTCTTCACTCAAACCTAAGTATCTGCTTAACGCAAATCTTTTTGACATATAAGGTAACTCGGCAACTGCTGTAAATGTGTTTACTCTTGCTTGGTCCATTTCAGTTTGTCTGTATGCCGCAAAGTTTTGTGGTGGATTGAATTTAATTTCAAACATACCATTATCTAAATTGTAACCTTTTTCTTTAACCCAAATTTTAAATTCTTGATCAAATGTTGGTGATAACATTGATTGCAATCTCATACAATATTTGTTGAATCTTAATTCTTGAATGTACGCAGTTCCAACTCTACCGTCATTATAAGTTTGGTTTCCGTCTTCTGCGCCTGTTGGTAGGTAAGAACTTGGTATTCTCAAACCTCTGAACAGTTTGTTTGTAAAGAATCTCAAGTCATCTATCTCACCTAGGTTAGTACCGCCTGGTAGTGTGTCAACTTTTGATCCTCTTCCTTCTGCCGTTTGTGGAAAGAAGTAATCTTCATTAATTGACATTGGATTGTAAGTAGCATCAACATAGTTAACACCACCCGATGTGCTTGGAATTCTTCTTTGGTTTATTTCATTTTTAACTCTTTCAACGAATTGCATCGCCAAGTGTGTTGGCATATTACCTACATCGATGTAGAACACTCTTCTTTCAGGTGCTCTTTGAACTCTGTAAATGATTATTGCGTCTTCTAGTAATTCTTTTTGTTTGTAAACTTTGAACACTTGTTCTAGAACCGATTGTCCAAATGGGAACAAGTTATCCAAACCATCTGACATAGTTAAATGTACAACGTGTTCTGCATTAATGCTGTATTGGTTCATTGTTCTGTAGAATCTACCGCCAGCCGCGGCAGTTGAAGCATTAGACATATTTGAACCTTGTCC